GTGCGTGCGTCGCGCAGGATCGCGGCTACCGGCCGGCGGACGTGGACCGCGACTGTGCGGAGTTCGGCTGGCGCTCGATGCGAGGCTACGGCCGGCGGACGTGGACGATGCGAGACGAGGCGACCGGCACGATGGTCAACTTCCCGTTCAGCGACCCGCAGGTGAGCGACTACCGCGGCGGCGACGTCTACTTTTACAATTGGAGCGGCGATTACTTCAAGGACACGCTGGCGACCGCGCTGGAGGGCAAGGGCGACTTGCGCTGGGAACTGCCGAGCGACGTCAATCCGCTCTATCTCGAGCACCTCAAGGGCGAGGCCAAGGTCGAGGTGCGGACGGGCGTCTGGGAATGGAGGGAGGTGAGGAGCAACGCGCCGAACCACGGCCTCGACACCTCGGCGATGCTCCTTTGTATGGCGACCATCGCTGGCATCATCCGCTTCGTGCCGGCCAAAACCTAGCGTGGAATTAGGGCTGATGTTTTCCTCAAAAGACTTCTGGACTTTCCCGAGCGCTTGGGTTTCTCTCTGCACATCGACAGAGCAACCCAACCAAAAAAACAACGACAATGACCACCACCTACGTCCTCCGCAATAAGCTGACCGGCTACTTCTTCAATGGCACCAACTTCTCCTCCGAGGAGATCATCAGCGCCACGAACCCGGCGCAGATTTTGAATGGCGAGCCCGATCAGATCGCGATTCGCCAGATCTGGGGCAGCAACACTCAAATCATTGTTATCACCGAAGAGCAGATCGAGACGCTCAAGAAGAGCGAGGAGCTAGAGGTTCGATATGCCGAACACCGCAGCGCGGCCTTTAAGGCGATCTCGGCTAAGGTTCGCGGAGCGCATCACGCGGCGATGACGCGGCTGGGCAAGCGTGCCACGGAGCTCGCGCGGTCCGTCTACTGCAACTTTCCTCGCATTGGTTCCGCCGCGTGAAGCCTCACGACTGCACCTTCGAGACCTTGGCGGACGGCCGCCAGCTCTGCTTTGAGTGCGACGCACCGAAGAACCCCGCCGCGGTAGCGCTAGGCCGCCTCGGCGGGCGGATTCGATCAGAGGCCAAGGCCGCCGCCGCAAGGCGCAACGGAAGACGAGGCGGGCGACCGCGGAAGCAGACCAAGCCGCTCCCATAGTGGGGCGGCTTTTTTGTCGTCAAATCGAAGCCAGCGCGAAGCGTCAAAAAACCTTTTGACGGCTGCCGCTCTTTTATGGCGGCAGACAATCCTTTCCTCGACATTGACGTTGCGACGCTGAACACGCTCAAGACGAAGGTGCTGGACGCGATTCAAGCCTGCCTTCTGAACACGAGCTACTCGCTCAACGGCAAGAGCGTCACGCGCGCCGATTTGAACACGCTCAACCAGATGCTGGGCGACATCACCGCCGCTATCGAGTACCAGAACGGCGACACGACCGACACGACGTTCGTCAGCTTCACGGGCAACTGACCATATGCAGACCTTCGACGCGACCCAAGTCATCCGCAACCGGCCGTGGTTCGAGCGGGCGCTCGAGACCATCGCGCCGCAGGCCGCGCTTCGCCGGCTCCAGGCTCGCGTCGAGACCGCGCTTTTCAGCTACAACGCCGCGCAGACGAACCGGCTTTACGCGCCGATGCAGTACGGCCAACCGAGCGAGTCCTCGCAGACGGTGCGCGAGCGCGTCGTGATGATGTGGGAAGCGCGCAATCTGGTCGAGAATTGTCCCGAAGTGAAGGAGGTCTCGCGCAAGTTCGGCAATTACCTGACGCCGACAGAATACTCGGCAACGACTGGAGACCGCGACTACAACGCCACGATCAACGAGTGGTTCCACTCGTGGTGCAAGCAGGCGGATGCCACGGGCCGCAATAGCTTCCGCAAGCTCGTCCAGCTTGCCGCGGAAAACCGGCCGGTTGACGGCGACTGCGGCTTCGTCATCCGCCGCGTGGGCGACGGGCTGAAGCTCCAGCTAGTGCCGGCGACCCGCATCGGCAATCCAAACGAGATGGGGCTCGACTCGGAGAACTACTTCGAGGGCGTCATCACGAACGAGTTCGGCGTGCCGGTCGCTTATCGCATTTACCGCGTGACGCGCGAGGGCGTCTACTTCGGCGCGGAAGACGTGCCGGCCGGCAACTTCTGCCATTACTTTGACCCCTTCCGCGTCGATCAGTACCGCGGCGTCACCGACTTTCACGCGGCGATCCAGACGGCGCGGATGCTGCACGAGATCCTCCAAGCTGAGAAGGCCGGCGTGCGCTTCGCCTCGCAGCAGGCGGCGCTCGTCTTCACGGATCGCGGCACGGCTAACGCGCGCAACCTCTTCACTCCGACCCCGAGCGCGACGCTGCCGAGCGGCCAGCAGCAGAAGAACGAGCTCTCCGAGGTCGGGATGATTAAGTATCTCGGCCAGGCTGACCGAGTTGAGACGATGCCGGCGCGGCCGAGCACGGCGTTCACGGGCTTCATCGCGCATCTGATGCACGAGCTCTCGATCGCCGTCGGCATCCCGAAGGGCGTCCTCTTCGGCACGCAGGATTACGCCGGCCCGAGCGTGCGCGCGGAGTTCGCCGCGGCCGACCGCGTGTTCGCGCGGCATCAAGGCGTGCTGGTGGACAAGGTGCTCGACCCGATCAAGAACGCGGTCATCCTCGACGCCATCGCTCGCGGCGAGATCCCGGCGCCTCCGGCTCGCGCCGGCGAGACGCCGGTGCAGGCGCTGAAGCGAGCGACCCGCGGCGAGTGGCGCTTCCCGCCTAAGCTCACCATCGACGTTGGTCGCGAGAGCCAGGCCAATCTTAATGAGAACCGCCAAGGCGCGAAGTCTCTCCAAGAGATCGCGGCCGAGCAGGGCACCGATGCCTTCACGCGGCTCGAGCAGATCGCGGCCGAGGCGAGCTACGTCAAGGAGCTCTCCGAGCGCTACGAGATTCCCGAGACGGCGATCCGCCTCGTGACCAATTCGCTTCCGAGCACGCCAGCCGCTGCCGCCGCTACGGGCGACAATGTCGCGAGCGCTGCCGCGGAGGCGCAGGCGGAATCGACCGCATCGCCCGAGGACGAAACGCCAGATCAGCCTCCAACGCCGGCCGATCTTGCGCGCTTCGCCAGCGTCGACCTAACGCCGACCGACGCGATGGCAGCCGAGGCCAAGCGCGGCCTCGAGTGGCGCGAGAAGTTCAACCGTGGCGGCACGGCAGTCGGCGTCGCTCGCGCGCGCGACATCTCCAACAAGTCCAACCTATCGCCCGACACCGTGCGCCGGATGGTCTCATATTTCGCGCGGCACGAGGTGGACAAGCAGGGCACCGGCTTCTCTCCTGGCGAGGACGGCTATCCTTCCGCCGGCCGCATCGCGTGGGCGCTTTGGGGCGGTGACGCCGGCGCCAGCTGGGCGCGTGCGAAATCCGAGGCGCTAAAGCGCGAGGAACTGAATCGGCCGACAAACGTCGCCGATGCGCTAGAGGCTGGGCGCAATCGCGCGAAGCGGCCGCTGGAGCGGCTGGCTGACAAGGCGACCAAGCTTGCCGCGGTGCGCGAGAAGCTCGGCCACAACGCGAAGAGCGAGGCGCAGATCGAGCAGGCGCTCAAGCCGCTCGGATTCGCGCCGAAGCCGGTCGTCGCGCCGCCTCCTCCCGCTCCGGTCGTCACGCTCTCCGACGCGCGCAAGATGCTCGCCGAGAAGGCCGACGCCGAGAACAAGCTAACCGCGCTATTCGCGAGCGTGACCGATCGCCGCGCCAAGATCAAAAGCCTGAGCACCCATTGACAATGCATAGCGTTCTCGACGCCATAATCACGAGCAACGAGCAGCTGGGCCAGCGGGCTGAGGAGTTCGCGCAGCTGCTAGTCGAGCACGACAAGACGCTCGACGAACTACTCGAGCGCATCGGCAAGACGGTGCCGGAGATCCGCAAGGAGCTGGAGTCCAAGCTGACCGAGGCCGTGCCTGGGCTCGTCTCGGACGCCTATGCCAAATACAACGAAGACCTCGAAGGGCGCTGCCGCGCCGCGCTCACCGAGTCGCAGACGAAGCTCGAAGCCGTCCGCGCTGAGATCGTTGGTCTTGCTCAAGCGCAGTTCACCGAGGCCGAGAAGCAAATCGGGCTGACCGCGGAGCAGATCGAGTCGCGCATCCTGGGCACGCTGACGGAGGCCGCTAAGGAGCGCATCACGAAGCTTGAGCGCGGGCTTGTCATCGAGATCCAGCACGCGGTGAACGCGGCGCTGCCGAAGCAGGAACTGGCCGCGGCGCCGACGCTGATCGATTCTTACCGCGGGCAATGGAAGGAGGGAATGGTCGCGCAGCGTGGCGATCTCTTCTCGTGGTACGGCTCCACCTACCTCGCGCTCGAAGACACGAACGACACGCCGGGGCGGAAGAACGTCGGGACCGCTGGCGCGAAGTGGGCGGTGATCGCGGCTCGTGGTGCAGGCGGTGGAGGCGGGGGCGGCGGCGACTCGCTGCCTTCGCAGACGGGCAACGCGGGCAAGTTCCTCAAGACTGACGGAACGTCCACGCTCTGGGAAACGATCCCCGGCGGCGGCGATATGCTCGGCGCGAACAACCTGACCGACGTCGCGTCGATCACGGCAGCCTTCGCGAACATTAAGCAGCCCGCGAGCACGAGCGCCTCGGGCGTCGTCACGTTCGCGACCTCGGGAGAGAGCGCCGCGCTGAAGGCCGTGCAGGCGAACGACTCGCGCTTGTCCGACTCGCGCACGCCTACCGCGCACGCCTCCACGCATCAAACGGGCGGAAGCGACCCAATCGACTTCCCGGTGGATTCGGTCTTCGGCGCGACGAACACGATCACGCAGGTCGACTACTTCGCGCTAAACACGTCGAGCACCGCGAGCGTGACCACGGCGAAGGCCGTCTGGAATGCGACCGAGGGCGCGATCGAGGTCGGGCTCAACTCGAGCGTCAATGCGCTGCTCGGCGTCGACGCGCACGTGCAAGTCTACAACCAGAGCGGCTCGCCCTTCACCAAGGGCCAGGTCGTGCGGCAGGATGGCTCCTCTGGCACGCGGCTCAAGGTGGTGCTGGCGCTGGGCACCGATGATGCTAATTCGGCGACAACGATCGGACTCATCTCGCAGACCATCGGGAACAACTCGTCCGGCTTCATCATCACGAACGGCCTGCTGCGCGGCATCAACACCAACGCCTTCAACGAGGGCGACACGCTCTGGCTGTCGGCCACGACTCCAGGCGGACTCGTGAACACGCGGCCGACGCAGCCGAATCACTCGGTGCGGATCGGGTACGTTATCAAGAAGGCCGGCGTCGCCGATGGCATCATCTACGTCGACATCCTCAACGGCTTTGAGCTCGAGGAACTGCACGACGTCCTCGTGACCACGGTCGCGAACCGGGATTTTCTCTCCTACGATTCCTCGACCACCGTCTGGCGGAATCGGCAGCTTTTCGACTCGACCGCTCCGGCGGCGCTGGGCGTCTCGGCCACGGCTGGCGTCTCGATCACCGCGGCCCGCGTTGATCACGTCCACGCGCGGCCGACGCTCGACCAGCTGGACATCAGCGGCGCGGCGCAAGGCGATATCCTCTACCGCTCGGCCACCAGCTGGGCGCGGCTGCCTGCGGCGACCGCCGGCTACATCCTCCAGACGAACGGCGCCGCGGCGAACCCAGGCTGGGTCCAGAACACCGGCGGCAGCGGCGCGCCGACGGATGCCGAATACATCGTTGCCTCCGCGAACGGATCGCTGAGTGCCGAGCGCGTCCTCGGAAACAGCACGTCGGTCACGGTCAACTTCGCGACCGGCGGCCAGGTCTCCCTCGAACGTGCTGCGCTGACGGGCGACGTCACGGCCTCGCAGAACAGCAACGCGACCACCATCGCAAATGGCGTCGTGAGCACGGCCAAGCTGGGCGGTGATATCACGACCGCGGGAAAGGCGCTCCTCGACGATGCAGATGCTGCCGCGCAACGCACGACGCTCGGCCTCGGAACGCTCGCGACGCAGAACGGCACGTTCTCGGGCACGAGCTCAGGAACCAATACCGGCGACCAGACTATTTCGCTAACTGGGGATGTCACAGGTAGCGGTACGGGCAGCTTCGCCGCCACGATTGCCAATGATGCCGTGACCAACGCCAAGCTGGCGAATATGACGGCCTCGACGATCAAGGCTCGCATCACGGCCTCGACCGGAGATGCAGAGGACGCCACGCTGACGCAAGTGCTGGATCTGGTAGGGTCTGCCGCTCAAGGAGACATCCTCTATCGCGGGGCTTCTACGTGGACACGGTTAGCTGCTGGCACTAGCGGTCAATACCTCAAGACCTTGGGAACTGGAGCTAATCCCGAGTGGGCCACGGTAAGTGCCTCCGGTGGCGGTTCCACCAACGTCTGGATTCCCGCTTCCGCGTGGATTCCCCGCACCACTACGGGCGCAGGCATCGACTCCCGCGAGCAGTCCACCAACAAGATCAATACCGACGAGCTGCTGTTCGATTCGGGCACGGATGAGTTCGCTCAGGCGATGATCGTGATGCCATCCAACTGGAATGCTGGGACCGTGACGGCCAAGTTCCATTGGACGGCCTCCACGGGCTCTGGCAATGTGGTGTGGGGTTTGCAGGGCCGGGCCTATGCCAACGACGATGCGCTCGATCAGGCGATGGGCACGGCGCAAACGGCCACCGACACCCTGACGGCCACGAACGATGTGGACATCTCGCCAGCCACTTCCGCCATCACGCTCGGCGGCACGGCAGCGGCCGGGAACCCGGTCATCTTCCAAGTCTACCGGGACGCGGATGCGGCGGGTGACACCCTTGGTGCAGACGCCCGGCTGCTGGGCGTGGAGATCAGCTACACGGCTTCCTGATGAGAGCGCGGCAGCGACATCTTAATCCAAAGGCGGCGGGAGCCACCGTTGTCTTTGACTCTCGGTACATCACTGGACTAAGCGACGGCAGCAACGTTTCGTCGTGGGCTGATCGATCTGGT